CAACTTTCTTCTGCTCCTCCCTCCTCACCGTCTCCCCAGCGCCGAGAGTTGGAAGCGCAGCGGTCCCATCAACCGTATGCGCCTCCAGCTTCTCAGGTACCAACGCCCTGAATTCTCGGGGGATTAGATCCTCACGTGTCAGTTGGAAAACTTTATCATCGAACGTCGCCGCCTCGACCTTCTTCGTAACCCACACATCGCCAACCTGCTCGCTCTGCCCATCCTGCAACGGCGGCCCCTCAACTAGCCCAATCTCGCTTTGACTAACTGTCTCAGTTACCTGAGCGACCTGGCCAGTATTCGTAAGTACAATCTCGCTGACATTACTAGCAGGAAGTACAGACAAATCATTACCGCTGCCAGGGTCTCCATCACCCAAATACCTGTTCGTACGTAACTTCTCATCCGTCAATTCCTGCTTCAGCTCACTATCCAGTGCCAGCGGATCAAGGTCATCAATCTTCGCATCAACTTTCTGCTTCTCCACCCGTACCGTAATTTTCTCCCTCAACCACGGCGGTAACCTATCAAAATATCCTCGTAGTTTGTCTACGAGGAGCGGTCCCTTATTCTTCAACCATTTGTTGTCGTCCGCCATACTCAATCAAAAGCTCTAGGTAACTCCTCTTTCCTCTTCATCGAATTCAACGCTTCCCTAAGCATATCGTAAAGCATCTCTTGATGTGCGAGTTCCTGTTCAAGTTGCTGCTTAAACCGTTCCCTACGTCGATTACTTTCGGCAATTGACTCCACCAATTCCTCCGGTCGCCAACTCTCCAGCTTCATCAATAAACATGGCGACGGTCCTGTTCATACTTAAAGCTGTCCCACAACTTAAATGCCTCCAGCGCACTCTCAGCTAGCTTCTCGGGAGGCGGCAAGTTGCCCTCCTGTCTAAATACAAATTCTTTCGCGAGGTGATTAATCTGCACAATCGCAGCCCACAGCAAATACTGAGCACCATGTTTCAACCAAATATCAGTCATGTCACTTCCTGGTGCCAACGTCACCGTCCCCAATCCACCCCAAGTCCCATGCCCCGTATACTGTCCCCCAGGCATCATACTCGTCGCCACCATACTCTGATAATTAACAATCACCGGTGGATCACTCCCAGTCGCCTCGGCCCTCGTTATCCTCCACTCTCCGCTGTTATCCCACCAAATACTCCTCAACGGAGTCGTCGGCGGCGGTGCCTGATCACTCACATTGATATAAAACGGCCTCCGATTAAATATCCCGTACGGCCAATACGTCCCATTCACTCCATCCATTCCCAGAACGTCTGCGACATTTACCGAGTCGCTCGTCGCCGTCCAATCAGGCTGGAATGTATAAACCTCCAACTCCAAATCGAAAAACTGCCCTTTCTGCCCCGTTGGTACACACCAAATATCATTCCCACAAAATGCAATTCGCGGTAATCCCGCATCATAAAATCCCGTTGTCGCTTCCCCATCCATAGGATACCTCGGACCATACCCCGGCTTAATCTGCCTCTGCCTCTCAATACTATCCGCTACCGTCGTCCACTCAACTGGATGAGTATTCCAGTTATCATCGTAGATTCCGCACTCAATAACCGTCTTTACCTCACAAACTGGTGATCCCGCCTGTATCACATCGTCCAGCGTCCCCCCATCCAACCCATCCACTCTAACCGTTACTTGCCTGCGGCTAAACTCGAAATCGTTCACCATCTCAGCCTGCCGCCGCACCTGATTCAACGCGAGCAAACTCAGATCTACCCCATTAACCACCAAGTCACTTATAGTCTTTTGCAGATATCCTGCAATTGTACTTCGCATCTCCAAAAGTGTCATTGTGAATCCTTTCTCAAGAAGCGCATCTTTTTAATGTGCGAAGGGTTATTAGAACCTTTATGATTCTTTTGTCCCTTAGCAAAGGTCTCTCTCATATGTTCACACCTAGTTTTGGCGAATAAGTGATCTGGATTAACACACCTCTTATTATCACAACTATGAGCTAGCTCAGTTCCTTCTGGAATTGGACCTTTATGTATGACATAAGATACGCGACTAGCTCGATGTACTACTCCGTCTATGCCAATATAACCATATCCCTGATCATTTTTGGCACCAATCCACGACCAACATCCCGTATCCCGTTTAACTATCTTAGTGTAAAACCTATCTAATACTACATTTTCTTCGTTCACGTGCTTGTTCCACGTTAGTCCGGCATCGCCCGATCGTATTGAACAAGAATACGATCGGGGACGCCTTCTGCCTACCACGGCATTTCTGTGCCTTTATCTCATCGGCAAAGCCGCTTTAGAATTTCCTTCCCTGAACTCCATACGGGCCATCAGGCTTTCCACTTCCTCCGACCCACTGTTTCAGTTCGTTCGTACCAGTCATTGTATCCTTGGCATCCTGTGCCTCGGTTGACATCAACTGTTCCGCCCGCTCAGTGCCTTTCTTTGGGACACTAGGAACCCAATTCGACACTCCTGACTTATAACCAGGTATATCACTCATACTCAACTTTCCTTTCTTTGTTTATTGTTATACTGATCCTTCGACCGCAATATACGCTTCCGCCGATGCAACATCCGCCGGAACCCCAGCCGCTCCACCACACAACAGAATTGTGTTCGTTGTCGGGTCAACGACCGCAGGAACTGCTTTCCCGCCCGCCCGATCATACAACATAGAACACCAGATCAGCTTGCTCAATCCGAACGCACTCGCTGGAATCGGATTGGCCGCCGTTCCCTGTGTAGTCAGCACAATCTTACAATTCCTTTTATACCGTGATCTGTTTCCCTTTCCCCCGCTGGGCCACTCACTACTTGAGAGATCCCCAGGGTAAAGGCTAACCGCTGAACTAGCTAATGCAGCCATAACTACGTCAGAGTAATGCCGCCGAGATTTTCGACGTACAAGTTTGCTTCCGGGAACCGGAACTCGAACCCGCACTCAGTCAACCACTGGTCCTTCCGCTTATCCGCGTCGGGCAGCTGGATCATCGGCTGAATGTCCGTATCACTATCACTCAACGGACGGTAGCCCACATAACCCAGGTCAATGTAGAACGCCGAGTTCCTCATCTCCGCACTCGTGAACAGCGGGTGCTGCTTATAGAACACCTCACCACTATTGCTAAGGTGCCTCACCAGCTTGAAGTTGAACCCGTCGAACCCTTCATCGCGCAGGCTATTGAACTGTATTTGCCGCTCGAACATATCGGCCACTTTAGCCAAGTACTCGGGGCCACAGAGGCACAGCTTGTCCCAACTAGTGTTATTCGTACGTTCGAATAACCGGGCCATAAGAAGGTTAAAATCAGCCTTGGTAATGGTTGTTCCTCCAAGCTTAATGACCCGTTTGTTGGGGGCCGTTCTCCAATCAGCGGCTGCCGTAACGTTTGGTTGTCCATACAATGTTCCAGTTTCCCAACTATCTAAGAACCACCGCAACCCACCAGTGAACCGCCTCGGCACCGTTTGACCCGTATCAGGATCAACCGTTGTCGTCTTCGCCTGCTCGCCAAAGAACGCAGCCCTCTCGATACTCGCCAAATGCTTAATGCCATTCGACTTGGACATATCCTTATATGCCCCGGTCTTATCGTACCTAAGCGGTTCCTTTAACGCGGTCCTCGTCATCTCGTACGGAGTCTTGAAGATCTGAGTATTATTCAGAATCTCGTACGGCAGCACATAGCCGCCACTCCCCGTCCTCGCACCTTCCGCGTACGCACTGCCCGTCAGCACAACACTCTTCCCATTAGTCACCGCAGCATTCAGCACTCCGGTCCACGCCGTAATTGCCTCCAACTCCAAGTAACCCGTCCCCGTCCCAGTAACCCTACCACTAACGTCCGTACTCCCCGTAGCCGCCGGACCCGCGCCCGTCGTAAACCCAACCCCGAACAACTTCACCGTATCGTTTACCTGGAACATGCTCGAATCTACAACGTAGAGTCTAACTGCTCCAAATTGTGCCACAGTGAACTTTCCGTTTGTGTCACCAGCCGCCGTGGTCGTCCCTGTCAGCGCAAAAGGACCATCCTTATTTGCTGCACTCGTCGGGTTAACCGCCGCCTTAGTACTCGTCTCTGTCCACCGCTCCTCGTTCCACCCGAAACTGGGTTGCGGTGTATCTTCGCTGTCCATCATAGACAGCAGACCCGTCAACGGCGCAGTTCCGTTGGGGTATGCATAGAAGATCTTACGCCTGGTATTCTGCGACCAGTAATCGTCGATCTGTTCTGAACTAACAAGCCCGAATGGCATTTTCTTGTTTCCTTACGTTTCGGCCTACGGATCGAAGATCGCCAGCCCCCTAGGTTTAGGTGGTCCGGTTCCTTTCTGTCCTCCACCCCCAGCACCGCTCCCCGGTGTAGTCACCGGAATAGCGCCGGGCGTGTGACCAGTTCTTCTCTGTTGTGGTACAGCGGCACCTTGTCCGCTCGCACCGTTAGCTTCCAAACTAAATTGGGGATTACTCACTTTAATCACAGACTCAACCCCCTTCGCAATAGCTGTGAAAAGTTCTTGCTCACTACCAAATCGCGTGCCGCTCGCCAGCAAACTCTGCGCCACACTAAACAACAGCGGCCTCAGTCCACTATGATTCAACATCGGGAAATTCTGTGCAAATCTCTGTTCCCCCGCTTGCGCCTCCTGCTGCTGCATATACTGTATGACCGGACCATACCGCTGATCCAACTGCTGCTGCATCTCGCTCATACGATACCGCATGATCGTATCAGCCTGCCGAATCAAACCATCCCTCTGCTCCGCTATCGCCTGATCCCGCGTCTCAATATTATCATACCTAGCCAACCACTCCTTCGTCGGCTTCCACACATTCAGTAGCTTTTCAGCCTCCTCCACCGTAATCTGTTTAGGCGGCGGTTGAAAATGTTGGCCGATAACATGCCCAAACTCCGTAGCCAGTTGACGTGCGTCAACTGTCGGTTGCGTCTCGCGTTCAGGTGCTGGCGCAGATTCTTTCTCTGGCTCAGCCTGTGGCGGACCCGTCCCTTCAAATACATCCATTCCTCTAGACGACTCTTCCCCACCTCCGTCGCCTCCGCCGTCATCGGCATCCCAAAACATTCTATCATTCTTAAGTTTCATTACTTCTTTCGTTATTATGGTAGTTTAGTTTCGAGACTGGCACTCACGCTTAGTCCCGTTCAAAGGGTACTACCTTCCACCTTTTAATAAAGTCTCCTCATCCTCCAGCTCACTAATGCGATCTTTCAGCTCCTCAACACCATTCTCAAATACCGTCAGCATCGCCTCAAAACAGCGCCTCTCTCCCCTATCCCCCAGCTGGGCAAATACCGTCTCAATATCCGTTGGGCACTCTATCAAAATCCTCTCATTCAACTGCCTAATCTCCTCATTTATATACGCAATAAACCCCACATAACCCGGCCCCCCAATAAAATCCTCCAACGCCTTAAGGTGCTGCCGCTTCTTAATTAACTCCTCGCTAGCCATAACTTACGCTGCGGCAGGCGCAGGTGCAGGTGCACCAGGTTGCTGTCCATTACCACTCGGCCCCGGCACAATTGCTGGAGGAAGCGGCGGTGCTTGACCGCTTGCCACTCTCTGACTAAGTGAAAATCTCCCAACGTTTCCAACTCCTCTAAGATATTGGATTTCTTCGAGCATCGCTCGGGGATCTATATCTAGCTGTTGGGCAGCTACAGGATTGTTAATAACTGCAATCAGCAGTTCCTGCAAACTCTGCGCTACAAAGCCCTTCTCACTCTGCAATGTCGAATCAAACGTAAAGAAGTCACTACCATTAATGATCTCCTGCGGCGTACCCTTGAACAAATTATACCGTTGCTGGATCATCGGATCATTCCCAATCGCCAACGAAAACGAGTCCATACTTAGACTCTGCCGCAGGTTACTCAACATTAAGCGGCCAAGTCGTCCAAGCGAACTCTCCCAAATGAGCTGCCCATGCATCTTCATGCGACTCGCGGCCCCTGCCGTAACCGACCGCGCCTCAGTGGCACTCCTCCGCCCACTGTTATAACTTCCCATCGCGTTATCATTCACCCCCGTGACCACCTGAATGATCTTATTCAGCGTATCCGCATCCGTAAAGTGGCCCTGCGTCACATTATTCACGTCCAATGGCCTAATTGCCCTCTCCATCATCGCCGCATTCGCGCCCTTCCTCAAATAAATGTCGCCCTCCCCATCCAACGTCTTCATATCCACAATTTGTGGATTAACCAAGTTCCTCCCCCTCAAATTCCGCCTAACGTCGGTCACCCGTGCATTAACCAGCCACGTAATCACGTCTTGCAGCCGATAAATCAAATCCGCCAGCCCCATACTTACCGTCTGGCTCATATCCGGCGTAAATTGCGCTAAAGTCCACCCAAATTCGTTGTGCCAATTGTACGTCGGCTCGATTCTAATCAGCCGGTTGTCATTTGCGTACCAAACATGATACAAAACCGGAAATTCCTCCGGCCCAAGCTTCTGGTCCTTCGGACCAAATTTGAATTTACTCGGAACGATCCACACTTGCACCTTCGTAACCAGTATTGTGCCCTCCATCGCACCGGTCCCCGATCCTTTCGCCCCCTGCACCACATTATTTCCACTCGTTCCGCTCAAAATTGCGGACTGCGTCCTCGTTGGCCCGCCTCGACTCTTATCCAGGCTCTTGGGCAGCGGTCTAATCCACTCCACCCCGGCCACTTCACCCGCCTCCTCCAGATCTTGGAGGAGGGTCTTGCTGTATTCTTCCTCGCAGGCACAAAACTCGCCCCTTTGGAAGTCAGTTAAGGCAAATCTAGTATCTGGGAACCACCGATACGGACTTACGGCCCGCACCAAGTTGCCCTCGTACTTAACAAACTCCTGCCACTCGCTCCCGCCCTTCACCTCGCTGGTTACACCAGCTACATTAATCACTGTAGGCTCGGCGGGCACGTAAATCCTCGACAGTTTTTTGGTCCAACAACACTCCAGCACTCCCATTCCATACCTTGCAGTGTCCAGAAGGTGCTGAAAAAGTAAACTATTCCATTGATTCGCCCTAGTGTCACGCTCCAGCAGCATCTCGCAGTCACGATATTTAGTTCCGTAGTCTTCATCACCAGTTGGCACCAGCTCATAAAACGTCCTATTCTGCGTAAACAGCATAAACAGGAACGAACTAAACGTCATCACCTGCGCAAAGGTCGTCGGCACCACCATTTTAACGGGTTTTTCCCGTTTGGACTGCTCCACATCATCCTTATCCGGCAGCCGTTCGCCCTTATAAATCATTTGCTGGTTGTCCCAGTCCGTGTACGACTTACACATCGTAGACCGCGACATCTTGACCAACTTCATTACATGGTCAAGCAGCTCCTTGTGGAAATCTGACAATTCGCCAGATTCCTGCTCCAATTCTTTGATCACATCTTCCGTCATCGTACGTGACTCCATCTATGTCCACGCCGAATCATAGAAATAGTGGCCGGACTGACGTGAAACCGTTTAGCTAGACTAATTCCTGCATCCGTACTAGCTCTAATTTTTCGTATTTCTGTGGAATTTAGTTTGGCTTGTCCGTTATATTCTCCTTTTAAATCAGGTTCTCTACCCTCCTCGAACATCTGCTTTAAATTATCGCATTGTGTACCAGCGCATAAGTGTTCAGGATTCACACAGAGGGTATTGTTGCACCTATGCAGTACTTGCATGTTGAGAGGAACTTCACCAAACTCCAATTCATAAGAAATTCGATGTGCTAGATAAGTCGTCCACGAACCAGATGCCATTTTAACGGAAAGTTGTCCATAACGTCCGTTGTTGGAGCCGTGCCAGATCCAACATCCCTCTCCTTTCTCTACATTTTCCCAAAATCTATTTATATCTACTTGTCTCATTGTATGGTAGGCTGAAGATCGAGCATATTCTGCTCTAGTTTGACAACGAAAGGTTTTCTCGGGTATTCTCCTTCGTCTGGAGGCTCGATGTAGGACAAACCGTTGAGGATCGCACGGTAGAGGTTCTCCATTTGGTGATTGTTTTCATCCACCGGTATGTTCCGCTTCGGATCGTATACGTAATGGCTAAATTCGAACAGAGTCTGCGCCAATGTCGGGCTAAAGAAGATAGTGGGGTTGCCGAAAGGATCACGCTCGGATAGCCGTTCTCGTACCTTATTAATACCAAGCGCAAGGTCTTTTGTCGCAGGTTCAAAGTAAAGGTCATACTTGGCAAGTTCATCGATAATCGACTCGTCAGTCACCGGATGCGGAATTACAGCCAGCTTATCTATCTCATAGTCCGCCACGAAATAGCCCTTAGTCTTCCTCACTATGTCTTGTGCGACAGGATCGATAAGGTTGTCCCCATACAGCTCATCGTACACGTAAACCCTCTCCTTTTCATCCGTTGCAAAAAACAGCACCGCTTGCGGCAGCCGAATATGATAATCCCACCAGACCCTAATCGTATGGCTCTTAGGCGGCGTCTGGTAGTTGTCCCAACCCTTCGGCACATCACAGAGTACATGCATGTCATACACAAACTCCTTATAAATCAGCCCCGCCATATTCAGCGGCAACCCGTACAACCTGCACTCTCGCTCCTCCCTATTCAACCCCGCCTCGAACTCGGCAATCGCCTCCTTACTGTTGTACGGATTATCGTAAATACTCCACGTAATCATAAACCGCGAGCCGCCGCCCTCGGCCAACTTGTCAAACTCGAGTCCGTCTGGAGCCGATTCAACGATATGTCTATCGGGTGGCACGAACTCGTCGTTGATCCACATTTCGCTGAGTGGCGTACAGTTGACCCAAAACTTGCCGTTACGATCAACCAGCCCCCGCTTATGTGCGACAAACATTGGCCTCGGGCAGGGTTCGTCCAGATGGAAGAAGTCCCAATACGAAGACTCTGCGCTCATATTTGCGTGTTTATATGATTCTACAGTGTCAACGTACAGCACGCTTTCTCCACCTCCGAATTCAGTGAGCCGTTTCACCGGAATCTGGTCAATATGACCCCCACGGGACACATGTGGCTTGCCCAGCGCATCTCTCGGAATCAATTTGAACAACTCACCCCAATTCTCATACGATCCTTGTCTATTCGTAAAAATTTCAGTCGCCTTATCCCAATCATTAACTAACAAAAGTCCTTTCACTGGATGTGGTGGTATCCCCTTCGTCACAAATTCGTGATTCTGACTCCCAACGTGATGTCTAACAACATTCCGTTCTCCATCAAGTACGTCAAATGAGTTACGGTACCATGTTCGCCCACCAATACACCACGCCACATCCTCCGCCGCACCGCATTTGGTCTTTCCGCCTCGATTCCCCGTTCTAGCATACCGGCCAACCTTATGGCCCGCGCAATGGAATTTGTCTTGCTTAGCATGCGGCCGATAAAAGTTGATGCCGTAGTTATGTTTTAGCTGTCTTACACGACGCAGACGCTCGCCTTCAGCGCGCACCTCCGCCAACCGAGCTGCCGCCTCCAGCTTTTGAGCGTCCGCAATTCGTGTAAATTCAGCATCCATTAATCTAGAACTACTACAGTTTTCGGGGCGCGAAGCGCTGTTACCAACTCGCTTTAGCAGGTTCAGGTGCTGGCGCACCTTCGGCAGGCGGCGGTCCATACCCAGGCTGATACACCAAATCCTCCTCGGGAATCGGCGGCGGCTCCGGTGGCGGCGGCAACGACACAATATCGCTCCCGTCCTCATTCGAAAACGCCCCCACAAACTCGCCCTCATTTACCACACTCGTCGCAGTCTTGCTCTTCACTACAAACTGCCCCCGATTAACCGTCACCTTCTGGCTCCTGGGATCTGAGCCTTGCAGGCTCAAAACGAGTTTGTCGCCCGAAACCACTCCATAGTCCGGTCCCCCGAGCCACTCAATAATTTCCTCACCGTTCGCGCCGTCAAACTGATACCCCTCAGTCGTCGGCACCTTCTGTTTATAAGTATTACACATAACTCAACTTCCTTTCTAAGGCTCCTTCGCAGGAGTCTGCTTTGGTTTATCTTTCGCTGTCTTCGGCCCCTTAATCTTCACACTCGCTTCCTTCCCCTGTATATCCGAAGACTTATTCTTTTCCCCCGGTCCACCGCCGGGATTTTGATTTGGTTCACTACTCATTTTGTAACGTCAATAATTCTAAGGTTAAACGGCGGTTTAGGCTGCCCATGCGGAATCGTGTAGCTCACCTCGTTCGACGGTCCACTTTCTAGACTGCTCGTATTAGTCGCCGTAACCACAAAGAACACCTCCATCCCCACACTCCACGGCTCATTCACCGAAAACGTCGTCGCCTTTCCCGCATCAATATTATGATCCTCCGCATTAGATACAAATCCCCACTTCAGCGTATAATGATCAATATCCACCTCCGCATTCGCGTCCCACTGCAACGTGACCACCACTGCCGCCGCAATCTGCTGCGTCAACAACGTGAAAACCGTCGCCCCCGGTACTGTCTTCACAACGGTACCACCTCCCCCGGTCCACCCGTATCTTCCTCGAAGACCATATTAAATTCGCCATCACTAACCACATTGAACGGTCCCCCGCGCTTCGGAATCAGCACCCATTGCCCCGGAAATACATCCAACTTCTGGCTCTGTATATCCGCGCCCGTCAAACTCAGCACGACATTGGTTCCCACCACCTTCGCAAAATCACCACCCCCAACAAACGCAATCACATCCGCCGCGTTCGCCCCATCAAATTGCAACGCGTCCCACGTATACGCTCTTCTCCTATACCTCGCAATCGGCTTAGCCATTACTCAACCTTCTCTCCATAAAACGTAAACGCCTCATCCGTTCTCGCAAAGTCCGCCAGCATCGGCAACCTCGCCTGCAACGCCGGACTCGCCCCCACAATCCTCAGTCTATAATCTCCGCTGTTAATGTGCCTCTCTGGGTCATGTACCACCGGCTTCGCCAACTGCCGAATCTCAAACAGCGACCCATCCGCCGTCACCCCATTCTTCAACGTCACCATCGAAGTAAACTTCTCACCCTCCTTACTCTCCTGAAACATCCGTACCTTCCCGACTTCGCCGTCCACCGTCACCTCAATTCCTCCAAATCGGTTCAGCATAAACAAGTACGTAGCTGCCAAAAATAACCTAATCATTGCAGCGGATAATCTCTAGACCTCACCCCAGGCCACATTCTATAGTGCCATCTCGTCTTATCACTAGATCCCCCAGTCTTAGGACTCGGACTCAGGTTAAAATACTCAGCTGCTGCCATACTCGCTTCGCCCAAATGACTGCTCGGCCCCACATCGCAGCACGCGCACTCCAGCGAATGCCCCGTATTCTTGTCCGTTATCACCGTCTTGCACCCCATAAACTTTGGTGGAATTGCCGTCCTCACGTTCCCCGGCACCACCGCAAAACATACATTCTCGCTATCAACATACCTCCGCGCATCATACTTATCGAACCCGCTCACCAAATACGCCGTCGTGCTCAAATAATATCCCGGCCACGGAGCCTTGTCCTTGCCGTCACCATTCTTCTGCACATACGGATTTCCATTCTCGTCGGTCACCACTCCCCACCAATTCCCCGGATACCCAGCATTCGCCAAATAGTCCAGCGGCTGCGTACCCTCCGGTCCATACGCGTGCGGACACCCATCTGCATCGATGGTTAATTCACCAATCCAGTGAACACTACCGTCATCATCTTGGTAAACCGGAACTCCCCCAATCTTTAGCAGCACCTTACTCATTTTGTTTCGGTTCCATTCCTGCCCCTCACAATCTTTCCAATCGCACTTATCGAGTCACCCAGCCACGGAAACACGGCTACGCCGAGCATGATGAGCCAAGTATTTTCGCCGATCTTGTGCTCATACAAAAACGCCCAACTGGCTACGCCAACAACTATAACCGCCACCGGCACTTTCATTAACCCCCAGAACGCACTCGCCAGCTTCGTCACCGCCGCTCCCAGCTGTTCGTTCGCCGTTTTCATTTCCTCGTTCAAACTATTCACCGCTGCAACCATTCTCGCCTGTCCCTCCTCAACCCCTCGCACCCTCTCAGGACTCGCCACTTTCTCCATCGCGTCAATTACTCGCTTTTGCAGGTCCAGCAAATCCCTCTGCTGTTCAATCATCCTCTCCTGGTTAAACAAATGCTGCCGCCAGTCATCACTCGCTGACTCACTCCTAAACGCTGGCGCTTTAACATCCTCACTCACGGCCCTCCAGCATCAAGACTAAAGAACGCCTTAAACTGTTCATCGCTCATCACACTAAAAACTATCGCATTATCATACATGACCCAGCTCGTCGGCTCCACCGTGATCATTCCCCCTGCAAAATACAGCTTATCCTGCGCGTCATCGTACGTACACTGTGGACAGAACGCCACCATCTCCGCCGCGTTCGTCCCATCATACTGCACCGCGTAAAAGACCTCCGGCTTCTTCTTATACTTTTTCTTCGCCATTACCTATCCTTTCCTCTGGTGTCAAACCACCCAAGCGTGTACAAATTAAAGTGAACCACCCCCGAAGGATTATAAGGAACCGCGAATGACAATGTCCGACTAGCATTAACCCATATTTGCATCTGGCTTCCCACTGTCTGATTAGCCCCCGATGTTACCCATGTATAACTACCGGCGTTGCAATCATTATCATACAATCTAACTTGGCATATTCCCCCGGTGGAATAGCAATAGCCTATAAAATCCCCAAGAAACTTCATCCCGGAAGGCATACTGGGAACCAAATAAGTCTGAACCCCTCCCGTGCTTTGCCCGTCAGTTATATCCCCAACCGGATTATAAATCTGGAAATAATCGCCAATCTGCCGGAACTGAATAAACCCTCCAAACCCCCCAACTGCCCTCACCAGCGACCCTACCCTTCGCTTCTGCGTATACCCACTCGGCATCGTCGGCGTCGTCAAGCTCAACGAAAACAACGCATCGCACACACCTGTGGTTGGGTTCCTAATCACAAAAACGTGCCACGTTCCATCCGCTATCGCCCCGGTATCCCTGCCACCCGCATTGTTTCCCGCCACCCACGCCACATCCAGCTGCTTCGTAAGCGACGTCGAAAGCACAATATCCGCACTATTCGTATCATCCCTACACTCACCAGGCTGAATGTAAATATCATTAACAGTATCCGTCGAGTTTCCGATCGTCAGCCCCGCCAACCAATTCCTCGGCAATCTCGCAAACCACTTCGCCTTCACCATCCTCAACTGCCCGGTCGTCGCATCAACCTGCAAGAACATATCTTCGGCTGAGACAGCCGAAGTCTTTTCCGTCTGTCCTGAAATCATCCCCGGTGCCACATCGGGAGCGCCCATCTGCACCTGCGAAGTCAATACACCCAGCGTATCCACCTTCGCAAACCCAGCCGCCCCACCATATACCCTCAACGCCTTCCCGGTCGCTCCATTAAATAGCGCCACCCCACCATCCGTCGCACTCCCCGGCCCCGTAACATCACCCGCCCCCGTTGGACTTACCCACTGTCCATCCCCTCTCCAGAACGTCCCCGCACTCGCATTCACGCCTCCGGCGAGTTTGTTGACCGGCAGACTCCCACTAACGTCCGTCGTATTCAACCTCACGTTCAGCGTATTATTCGCCCCATCAATCGCTTTGTTAGTCAACGTGACCGCCGCCGAATTCTTAGTCGCGTCACTCGTATTATCGACATTGCCAAGGCCAACGTCATTCTTGTTAATGACAACAATTCCGGTCTTCGCATTAACGCTCTGCACCAAATTCGCCACCGGAATCTTCTGCCAAATACTTCCATTGCTAATAATCGTATCCCCCACAACCCACGTACTGATCCCATCAATGCTCGTCGAGCCGCCTACAGCTACGCTGTAGTAATATCCCTGGTTCGCGGGTGCAGCCGCTGGAATTGGCGGTGTATTCGTCGCCGCATTCCACGTCCCCTGATATCGGCTAGCGCCGATAATCGCATCGGGCACCTGACTCATCGGCACCTTACCTGCGGCGTCCAATGCCGCATACCCATTCGTTATCCCCTTATTACTCTTGTCCTCCTTATTGTTCAGCGCCGATTGCGTCGAATTAGATATCGGCTTATTGACATCGCTAGTATTATCGACGTTGGCAAGACCAACGTCGGCCTTAGTCAATCCCGTCGCCCCACTAAGCACCGGATTAACAATCGTCTTATTAATGAGCGTCTGCGTATCCGTAGTGCCGACTACGTCGCCAACCGGCGCAGGCACGCTGGCTAAAACGCCAGCACTAAGCTTCGCCAACCCAGTGTGCGCGTCCGCCTTGATCGTATGTCCATTAGTCCCCCAATACGTCGCCACCTCGCCGCCCACACTCGAGTTGCTCGCACTCGATACATCCCCCGCGAACTCAGGCAACCCTAGCCCCGCCAAGAAATCCTCCCTATCCTGCGGCAACTGCTTGCTCTGATAGTGTCCATTCCCATCCGCTTCGCGGAACGGTATAGTATTTGGATCTGGCATAATTTTAAAATGCTATTAGCCAACCCAGCGCCCACATAACCCACAAACTCCCCACAAAATACAACGCCACAAACGTCCACTCAACCGCACGTCTTCGACGTTCGGATAGTCTGTTCCAGCGGTACTCAACTAAATCTGTTAATTTCCCAGGCATGCGCGGCCTTCGGCTTTTGTACCTTACGGTAGAGTATCTCGTCCTTTATCTGCTCCTCGAGTCGTTCCCACTTGGGATCATTATACTCGTCACGCAGCGGTACACTCTCGGTTTCGTCGTTTTGCTTTTTGCTCACAAGCTATGCCTGCGAGCGGAGAATTTACCCCGCCCGCAAGCCCTCAAGTTTACTTTCTTCCGCCACGTTGCGGTGTAGGCACACTCGCCCCCGGCGGCGGATTGTATCCCCACCACGGATCAAACGGCTCCGGCAACTCAATCGGGTGTGCCGGATATACCGGCAGATAGATCGGCTGACTCGGTTTTTCCCCACCGCCTTCAACCGGCGGCGGTTCAATGGGAATATAGATCGGATGTGTTGGCTCACCCGGCAACACAATCGGGTGACTTGGCACCGGCGGTTTCCCCGGCTGCGTCGGTGGTACTGGCAGCGTATTATCTGGAACCACAGGCCAGTAGATCGGATGCTCTGGACTAGGTGGCAGCGGTTTAATATCCTCCGGCGGCAATACAATCGGGTGACTCGGTTTTGGCGGATCGCCTGTCGGTGGTCCTGGCGGCAACACTATCGGATGCGCTGGATATACTGGTAGATAAATCGGTGGACTAACCTCGGGCTTATCACCACCAATCGGGATATAAATCGGATGAGCGGGATGCTCGCCCCCACCTTCGGTGGGCGGTACTGGTGGGATTACGATTGGGTGTGAAGGCACAATCGGAATATAAATCGGCGGTGCCACGACAGGCGGCTCGCCACCTCCGGGCGGCTTGACCGGCGGTTTATCGCTGGGAACCTTGAAGGTTTTGGTGATTGATACGAATGACATAACTAGCTTTCTATGGTTTTGGTTGTGGTTAAGGTAAATTCAATGAAACGGGTGCGGAATGCTGCCAGATGCGAGCGCCGTGATCGCGTAAATGATAATCAAAAGCAGAAAAATGAACCAGATGCCCTGCTCCAGCTTTGCTGGAACTGGGGTAATGAAGGTTTTTATGCCGTAAAGCACGAGCCAGATTACACCCGCTAGAATGATTGCTCCGATTAAGAGCCACAACAGTGAGATTGCTATTCCGGCCATAAAGTTTGTTTACTTACCTAGGACTCAGGGCTCCGCCCTCGGACCCGCCGCTCGGCAAAGCCTCGCGGGGGCAGTAGGAAAAAGAAATGGGTGGCTCCGCCCGTAGCGTGCGGCTATCGCCGGGAGAGAACCAGTGATCACTGACTTAGTTCCTCCCGCAAACGGTTGTTTTCGGCTTCCAATCGTTCAACTTCGGCAACCGGATCGTCTGACATTGCTTCATGGGCCACTTCAACGCGCTGAGTTGGTTTCCCTAGCGATCGATCTAAAATATCCTTACAAACGTTTGCCCGTACTGCTGCGGGCACCTCGGGATCGTCACGCAATTGAACCAAAGTAGTAAGGCTACTATACTGTTCAGCCTGAAAAAGTTTAGAGATGTCCTTATTACCTTCTTGGGCCAAAAGTTTAGTAACCTTTTTCTGGAACCACGGTTGCCGCAGGAGGTTCTGGACGGCGGGCTGCGACTTGCCGAGCGCGGTGGCAACCCACTTAGCACCCTTGCCCGTGGCAAAGAGGTACGCGGCGGTTGCGTGCCACGGCTGTTCGTGATCCAAGTCCCAGACCGGATCTCGCGCACCCACGAATACTCCGCCATTCGGAACGTAAGGTTCTTCTTCCATTTTAGTCTACCTCGAGCGTGAGGCACTTAACTCGCCGCACTGACGAAGCCCGGCGGCGGTATGTCGAGCGAGCCGCTGAAAAAGTCGTGGTCACAATCGTACTCTAGGATGAGCTGCTGTAGGGCGCGTAGGAGCTGAGTCTCACTAAGGTTCGCGGAAAGAATCTGTTTTATTCGGCGCTGGAGGTACATTTGGCGCGAGGAGTTTGTAGGCGCTGTAAAGAAGCGGTATCGCCTGGGCACTGAAGTGCGCGGCGTTGAGGCACTTTATGGGCGCGGGTACGGCGGTGGTGCGCGGGGAGTTGGACTCGTTCATGGAAAGGTGGTTTACCACACATCCGAAGGATGCGGTTGCCAATGGCCCCCAGCTTGGCCCGCAGGGCCATTTGTGTCAAGATTATTTCGGAGGTGGTGGTATGATTCTTTCCCACATTGTATGATTCTAGTATGGTGGAGGTACGTTGAAATTTGGGGTGGAGTTATGTGGCTATACGCCCGGCGACCCTTGGGGTCGACGGCTAAGGGGACCCTCGGCTACAGTGTGTAGCCGATGCTACACACTTGTATGACAACCTGATAACCTGGTAGCCACTCCACACTTGTATGACAACCCTATAACCCAATGATCCAACAATACTACTGCCTCGCCCCAAACGGTTGGGCTTGTTGCAAACGGTTTGCACCGAAAATACTTTGACAATCGATGCAAACTGGGCGATCTTTCGCGTATAGTTATTGAGGGGCGATCACCTCTCGCGCCGCGAGTTTTCAGGCGCGCCGGAGAACACCGGCGATTGCGTAGTCTCACGCGCACAAACCGAGCGGGTCGTGCCCCATGATGGAGCACACGGCCCAGACTAACGTCAAGTCACTTTCACCAAAGTGTGGAACCTGCGCACATTACTTGCGCGTAGGCTTCACACTTTATGTCAAACAAGACACAAAAAGCCGAAGACTCGGCGGCAGTTCCGAGTCACGTTACCCTGACGATCGAAAAGGGAAATACCGGCAAGTTCGACTTCTCGGGTGCAACCATTACGGTTACGCTTGAGAATGCGATCAAACTGGCGAACGGCAATGGCTTTGAAGGCGAAGTCCGCAGCCTACTCGGTGCACTGGACAAGCACGCTCTATTCGGCAACTTTGCCGAGAAGGGCCAGACTCGTCCAGCAAACTACGAGCGTGGCGCAATCGACTTTACTGACGAACGTGCGGAAGTAGTGCGGCAAATGATTGCGGCGGGAACAGACCTCACTGGTCATATCGCTGTAACCGTGACGCCGTATCTGGCATCGAGCTTAATCGCAACCGCTAAGGAAACGATTAAGAAGAAAGTCAATACCGAATCGTCGCTGGTCAAACTGGCAACAGCCGCAGGCTACGAATTCACCGATTGGCAAACCTTGACGGTCGACAACGTGAACTTTGTTCGCGCGGTTGCCGCCTTGCACGCCAGCATCTAAACGAAACCAAGGGAGCGGAGAAATCCGCTCCCTATTTTCGCCTACCATATGCCACAAAAATCGATTCCCGAGCTTCTCGCCGACATGCGTATCCTACACGACGAGCTGACCCAAACGATGGACACTTACGCCGCACATTACAATGCGCTGCGTGCTCACCGTCTTGAGGTTCGCGAGCTTATGCGCGAAGGTCTTTCGCTGTTGCTCAAGTCGAGCAATCCGGAGAACAACTAACGTGGACGCCCACATCACCCGCGTGCATATCGCACGCATTAAACGGTTGCGTGAATTAGTTCGCCAACAGCCAAACCCGCTCGCCGAGCGCCAATTGAAAGATGCCATTAGTAAACTGGCAATTCAGTTCCGCGCACCAAGGCGTAGCTACTAAACAATACGGGGCCAGCGATGGCCCCGTCACTTTCCCACAACAAACCCACAAACCCATATGACACTAGCACAGTTCCAATCCTACCACATCGAGCGCCACTACTGGCTCAAGATCATTACCGAATACGACGCCATGTATTGGGCGTATTACAGCGAATGGAGGTTCCCACGATGAACCCACTATTCGCAATCGCCAAGTTCCTTATCCTACATTTTGTAGGCATGGGGTTACTAGCCGCAGCGTTTTGTTTATTCCCCTCGCTGTTCATTATCCTATTCGGGCTGGCTCTGCCTGTAGGTTTTCTCATCGCAATCTTAAAGGGTAATAGATGAGAACGCCAGACCCCATCGCATGGAGGACTAAGTCCTCCATTGCCAACCTACAACATAGCGTTCGCCGGACCACAAAACACTGGTCATACGATCCGGCACGGCGCGTCCGTAAGGAGCGCCGTCTCAACAAAGCACAGGCTAAACTAGAGCGATACCTAGAAACCCAACAATGAAAACAAGATTCACAATCACCATAGACTTCACCTGCGACGAAAACGACGCAACCTATATCGGCAATGAAGCCGGACTAGCATTTTGCGCCACCGCCGAAGAATTAGGCGCAACCGACACTGTTATTCAAAGGGTTAACCCTTTAGACGAATAGTGCATCGGCCCTGCGGGAGGCTCCGGCCTCCCGTGGGGCTTTAGCGCGGCGCGGCCTGGGGCGGACATCAAGGTTGGCCTCACACGATTCCAACGCAGCGTTGGAATTTTCAAACTGAAACATTTGGATTGGTAGCAATTGGGCTGCTGGCAAATGGTTTGGTGGAATTGAATTTACTAGAACCTGAATTGTGGGCAGGAAATTTTTGGGGGCTGGGAAGCCCAATGCTGGGGCGGATTTTTTCGATTGCTCCTGAGAGTCTTTTTTTCCTAGGCAGAGGGCAAAGTCCAGGTTGGAGGTTGGAAGTGGTAGGGGGGCATAGGCTTGCCGCCGCTTTTTGGCCCTTTTTGTATTTTAAAATTTTAAAAAAAAAAAAAATACAATACAAAGCCAAAAGCAAAAGCGGCAAAGCCATGTCCCCCTACCACACCCAACAACCAACTTCTTACGTATACAGAGAAAAAAACATTTTTCAAACAATCGAAACAAAAAACGAAAGCTTGACGGCCTTCGAGAAGTGCGCTATCCTACTCCCTATGCAAGACCAGTCCGAATATCACACTCAGGCCGTAGATAAAATATGCCGCTTCTGCGGCAAACCATTCCACGGCCACCCCACACGTCTCTACTGCACCGTGCGCTGCAAGCGCCGCGCAAAAGAACACCGCTGGACAATGTCCTACATCGACTCCGTCCAGTCCATCAAAACAGCGCACACACGCTACTACTCCACAGCCAACAAGATCGAAGCAGAGGGCATCTTCGACTTCGTAAAAAATTCACCCACACCCGAAACACCGCTCGTCCGCACCTTTACCGAACCAGACTCCACAATCGTACCCGCAGAAATTGGCCTCACCGCTGATGCAGCTGGCGGATACTACATTGCCATCCTTCCTCCAGACATGCGCTCCCTCGCGCCACGTTCCGTAACCATCGCAATGCGCGAAGATGAAATATAAAGTTCTCATCCGTGTCGAGATGCCGGACCAATTCTTAGCAATGACGCCCGCATACTTTTTCCCTTGGCTCAACGAACATGACTACCGCGTCACCAACGATCTAGAAATTGTAGACATTTACGGCGTCCATATCGGCCAAATCAAAAATGACTCGCCAGCAGACTGGTACAAATTTCCCAGAACAAAACTAACAGACTAACAAACATGACCCCACAACAAATACTCACCCAAGGATTCATAGAATCTCTCAACAGCGGCACCATACCCTGGCAAAAGCCCTGGGTCTCCCGCTCCTTCAAAAACCTAATCAGTAAGAAATCTTATCGCGGTTTCAACGTCCTAGCCCTCGGACTCTTCGGACAAGGCGAATACTACCTAACGTTCAACCAGATACAGGAACTAGGCGGCCACCTACAAAAAGGCACCCGCGCAATCCGCATCGCATTCTACAAAACCCTCCGCGACGAGGACAATGACAAGAACTTTGCAATGCTCCGCTATTACAACGTATTCCCCGCCGTCCGCGTCGAAGGCATAGAAGTCCCGGCCACCCCCGTGCTGGACTTCGTCCCGCACGACAGGGCAGAACAGCTAGTCCTAGACGGTGAATCTCTGCTCTCCGCACCCATCACCTACGGCTCGCACCGCGCAGCCTACACCCCCGCACTCCACACCATTGAACTACCGCACAAAGAAAACTTCCGCTCTACTGAGGAATACTATGCAACAGCATTCCACGAAATTGGCCATAGTCTATGCGAAGCAGATCAGCGCCACTCGGTTGAACCGTATTCATTTGAAGAACTCTGCGCCGAAATCTTTTCGTGCTTCGCACTCAACGAATGCGGATTGCTCAGCACTTCGTGCTTCACAAATAGTAAAGCCTACGTCCAAGGTTGGGCCAAAAAGCTCCAATCAGAACCCGGCCTAATCCTCAAAGCCGCCTCCCACGCCGCCAAACGATTCGATAAACTACAGGCTCAGCCTGTGGTAAGTGCCTAGGCAAGTAATCTCCCAAACAAACATACATAATATGCAGTACAAAACCGAAAACCCAAACCTAACTCCAATCCAGCGCACCGAGCGCCGTCTCCAAAATGAAATGGCTCAGCTCGTCGCTCAACTAGAATTCCTCCAGACCCACCGTGAGCTTCTAGAGAGCTTGGCTATACAGCCAACATTCTGCCTCGACTTTGTCGATTTCGACAATCTAAAGCGCCCAGATATGCTGCGAGTCCTAAAGATATTCCCAGGCAAATGGGACAAATCGCCCGGCTACAATGGCGGCCTACACTACATCCGCCGCGAACGTGTCGGTGGCTTCCAAATCCGCATATACAACGGTGAACCACCCACCAGCTGTGTGATCGAGGAAAAAGTGGAATATATCCACGTCCCGGCCAAAGTCGAACGTGTCGTCACCCGCGTAGTCCGCTGCCCCGAGCCTACGGCTCCAGCGAATAGCGACCAAATCTAAACTGATACCCTGGATGCTCTTCGGAGCATCCAGTAATCATTTTATGAAAAACCCAAACCAAATCGTAACTCCCACCGCCGCCCAGTACCTGGACACCATCCAGCACCAAATCAACATTCTCCGCAATGTTCACCCCGACTGCTGGCAGCCTCAAGATATCAGCGCCCTCCATGAAGTAGACGACATGCTCGATAACATAATCCTCTACTTCGAAGATCTATCAGACGACGCCCACCGTACCTACGAATGAAAATCGTAATCGTCGGCCCCCCGCGCACTGGCAAATCAACCCTAGCCAGAAAGCTGGCCTCACCCAGTGAAATATACTGTTCAGACCATCTGAGTCACACCAAGCAACCAGTCTATGGTGTGAACTACCTACCCGAGTCCATCACAATACTAAATTCAGGTAAATACGTTGCGATGCGCTGGATGACATTACCGGACCCTTGGTTGATTGAAGGCCACGCTGCCGCTCGCGCCTTACGTCATTGGCTATCGTTCAACGTCACCATCCCCTGTGATCGCGTCTACGTCCTCACTCGCCCAAAAACCGAAACTACAGACGGCCAACGTAAAATGGGGAAAGGCATAATGACAGTCTGGTCCCATCTATACCCCCACCTCTCTCACATAACCCACTTCCCAGATAACGACTAACCTATGAAATATATCATCAAATACAAAGGTAAAGAGTTGTGCTCATGCGAAACTCACGAAGCCGCACAGCTCATACTAAGATCCATCAAAGACTCAGCATACGACCGTGGCGATGTCGCTGAAATGGAAGCCGCAGACACCCTAGAAATCGTATCACCCCTGTGACAAAGAAAGATTTCATCGCACTCACCACCGCGCTCTCGCGCGGCTATCACCAAATACAAGATCCAGTCGAGCGCCGTGGCTACAATCACGCCATTCACGCTTGCATCCAATTCTGCTCAGCAAACTACCCAAAGTTCGACGCCGTGCGATTCGCCGCCACAATCTACCAAACCCAAAAACACAGCAAATGAAACAAACCTCTACACTAATCGCACGTACTGCACGTGAAGCACGGGTCGAAGCTGCCCGCCGCTGGCCTACACAAGAAGTCAAACTCTTTGGCTACCATAATGAAATCTGCGTTTACATCACCACAATTCGTCCCGCAAACGCCAAAGGTCATTACGCCGTCGCCACCGCAGTTCGCAATCGCTCACCGCGACCCACCCGCTTCACCGTGGAAATTTAACGACAATGATATTATGCCAGACCTCACCATCGAATACTACCACGTCTGCCCCAGCACCCAGCACTTCCACAAACAAATAAAAGAGTACAGCGTAACCTACGGCTTCCAGCCAACCGGTGACTACCAGTACGGATGGTCCTGTACCTGTCCGCACTTCCGATTCCGTAAAACTGAATGCAAACACATCCAGGCCGCGAAGGAAGAACGCTGTGCTTGGAACGAAGAAGCATTCTACGGCTCGGGTGCCCCTAAACCCGCAGACGGCAAGTGCCCAAACTGCGGTGAAACTCTAACAGTCATCAAAGTAGCTGTTTAACATTATGCCAGACCCAACTCCACAACAAGAATCTGTCTTCGACGCCGCAATCCACGGCACCCGACACATAATCGTCAATGCCTCCGCAGGCTCCGGTAAAACCTGGGTAATCGTCGAGACTGCCCGCCGTATCAGCCCGCGTGCCATCAGCGTCTTTATCGCGTTCAACAAGTCCATTGCCAACACCCTTCGAGAAAAGTTGCCTCCCTACTGCAAATCCAGCACCTTCCACAGCCACTGCCTCGGTGCCCTCAAACTAGGGCTGCCCAGATTCCCCAACGTAGACGAGGACAAAACCCGCAAAATCTTCCGCACCCTATGCGAAGGTGACAAAGAAGAGTTCTACACCTACGCGCCCTTCGTCACCAAACTAGTAGAATACGGCAAGAGTCAACCCTCTACAGATCCTGCATGGCAGGATCTCGTAGACTATCATCAGCTCCTATGTGATGGCAGCGAAGAGCGGGGCATCAAATACGCCGCGCAAACATTCGCCCTCTCCATCAAGGATCACGCCAACATAGACTACAATGACATGATCTATCTAACGTGGCTACTAAATGTACCCTTCGTCCGCGCCGATTACCTCTTCGTAGACGAAGCCCAGGATCTAAACGGCATCCAACACGCCCTGTTGGATCGCATGGTCAAACCCACCGGCAAGATCATTGCAGTAGGTGATCCATACCAAAGTATCTACGCCTTCCGCGGTGCAGATAGCCAATCAATGCCTAAACTCAAGGCTCAATTCAACATGCTGGAGCTGCCTCTAAGTGTCAGCTTCCGCTGTTCCAAGATGGCAGTCTACGCCGCGCAACACGTCCTCACCACATGGCTAGACCACCGCATCATCACAAACAAATACAACCCCCCAGAGGTGGATCTGTGCCCTCTGTGCGGCGAAACCGCACAGGATTGCGTATGCGAACAAACCCTCAACCAAACATTAGATGAACATAATAACTAAATACAACTGCGAACACTGCGGAAAGCCGGTCACCACCAAAGACCGCCTCACGATAGAGCGCCACAGCGGACCATCAACCCACTACCTGCACTTTCACAAGGAATGTTGGCGCTGCCCAAAATGCGGCACCAACGGTCCACATTACTGCCCCGCAGATATCGCCACAGAATGAAAACTGACCCAGAAACCGCCCAAAAGATACTATCTCACATCGACAGCGAATGGTATAAATTCCGCGAGCAATACTTTACGCTGGCATGGACTTTAACTAAGGATCAAATTGCTGCCGCAAAGGCCGGCTTCTACGCTGGCTTCAAGGCCGGAGTATGTGCCATGCACGACGCCGACAAAATACTATGAAACTCTATCAACAAATGAAGCGTAACGACCGGCGCTATAAAGATTGGTCAACCAAGGAATTGACCGAAGATATACAGCCCAGCGTTGGACTGCGTATGAAGCCGGATCATTCCTACTCCGTCCACATCAATCTCCATCCCTATATCCTAGGTGATATCACCCCTCTAGAAGCGGTGAGCTTGGCCGAGAGCTTGATTCAATACGCCAACAAAGTCCAAGATCTCAACAAACCACTAGCAGAAATAAAATCGTGAAACTCGCCACAACCTACCGCTTTCTGCGTGAGATAAGTGAGAGCATAGATGACAAAGAAGTCCAGCATATGCTGGACCTCTCCTCGGAAACAATCCTCCACCTCGAGGAAACTAGTACCTACCGCTCCATCGTACGACACCTCGACAAGCAGTACAAACCGCTAATCGACCACATAAACGAAATTGCACTCGGCATCCAAGAAAAGCACCCACACGACTTAGACTACGATGCGCTCCTATGGATTACCGGCCTCACGTTCGCCGTAAATCTAAAGGACTCCGATATGATGATGACTCAACTAGCATTATTTATAGCTGCCCAAAAAGCAGACTTTCATCGCATAGCAGACGACAAATTCCGTCTAGTCCTAACCTACACTCACATCGTTCTAATCAAACTACAAATAGAAGAGGAAAAAACCAAATGATAGAGCACGCCCCTAACGCCCCAGAAGGTTCCATTGAAACATGGTTCGACTGGTACGCTTCAGACATCGGCCCCCAGGACGTAATCCTGTGCCGCAATACCGCCCCACTAATCGGAGTCGCCTTCGCACTACTCGGCGCACGTCACCCGTGCTACGTCCTCGGACGTGACATCGGCGCTGGCCTCACCGCCCTCGTCAAAAAAATGAAGGCTAACTCCATCCTAGAACTCACCGACAAACTCCGTGACTATGAGCACACCAAAACAGAAGACCTAAAGGACAAAGGCAAGGACAGCGCAATCGCCAATCTCAAGGATAAATGCGAATGCGTCCGCATGTTCATGCAGAACGCCAAGTCCGTCCAAGAAGTTCTCCTAATCATCTCCGAGCTATTCGGTGAAGAGAAAAAGAACGTTACGACCCTATCCACCATCCATAGAGCAAAGGGCGGAGAGTGGGACCGAGTCTTCATTCTCGACGTTGGCTTAATGCCCAGCAAATACGCCACTGAAGAGTGGCAACAGCAGCAAGAGGTCAACCTAATCTATGTAGCAGTCACTCGCGCCAAACTCGACATCATCTATATTGACTCAGGAGATTTCCAACGATGAAAACCTACAAAGAAATCGCCAGCGAATTGCTCGACGCACTAAAAATCAGTGTGAACAAACACGACCTAATTCCCAGCGATTGGAGTGTAATCGACACGCTCGAACTTATCGCAAAAGCGGAGAAGGTACTATCAGAATGACACTCAGCGATTGGGAAACGGTTATCTACCTACTCATCCAGATAACCGTTTCCCTCTACATAACCTACCTAATAATGACGCAGTCATGCTAACCACGGACAAACATTCATTCTACACTGGGGCCACCCTTGGCGCACTCATCAAGGCTGGCCTCACAGCCTTGCCGCTGCCCGATAAATCGGGCAACTTCACCAATCAGCTCCTAATAGATTTCGGCAAGGACAACATTTACATCCTGACTCTCGAACACAAAAATCAATATTTAAAACGGGAAGACAATGGAGTCTAACGATAGCATAAGCCTCCAGAATTTCGAAAGTCTCGACCAAAATCTTTCATGAGTACTCCTAGAGAAATTCTAGCCAAATATCTTGGCACAACCCCACTCGAGGAACCGCACATTATGAATCTCGCTGAACTAATAGCCAAACTACAAGAAATGTTAGACAAACACGGTGACTGTGAAGTCTGGGTTGATACAAGAGTAAGAGGTCTCATTGGTCAAACAGACTGGGTTGGTGTAGGTGATCCGCACGGCAGACCGTATGTCACCATCCTGGTTGTATAATCGACCCGGCGGAGTTCTTACGCTTTTCGCGTAACAAAGTTATTCACACGATATTCACCGAAAAATAAGCTTGACTCGACCTGCCCACTTTGCTAAGTTCCATACTGGATCGCGCCGTTTCGAGGCGACCCGCGCTCCACCAACTAATGCCTCACAATCGAAAGAATAAACAAACAAAATTATGCAGTACCCTACACAGTCCTGTGGCTACAAACTAAGTTTTACAGGACAAGATACAGTAGAAGAATATGACGAAGCAGCCGGGGAACCCGGTGCGGCATTGAAAGATGCGGTAAATAATACCATCTACCGTAGTACTTTACCCGAATGGCAGAACGCCTTCGGGAAACTATTGCAGGAACGGACAAAAATACCACGGGAAATCGATCCTGACGCCACAGCTCGCGTCAAAGCGCGAGCTAAGAATCCTAACGACACTAAAGCTGTCCCAGAAAGATTTCGTACCTACAATACTAGAGTACGCAAACTCTATGCCGGTGCAGATGGTGAGAACGGCGGTGACCCTACCAAAGTCAAAGAATTAGAGACTTGGGCACAGGAAGTTGCTGCCAGCATCACTGTAGATCCGTCCCCCGCTCGCGTATCAGCAATCGCCAAAGGCGACCTGCTCAAAGCGGAGGATATCCTCGATCACGATACGGATTACATCGAGGCGAAAGTTCAAAAGTTCTTGGCCGCAGTGCCAGAATTCGAACTTATTCGTGACGATGACAACCGTCCTGAGAAACAATCCCTAGCACGCCTCGTTGGTCGTTACATCGACGTAGTGCTTTAACCCCTTGGTGCCTTCGGTCTGGAAAGTGATCTGGAGAAGTAGTGGGCCGGAGGCACCACCTCTTTCAATGACTAACTACGATAAAATCGATAAAGTAATAGCTGAAGCATTCGGCACCCAAGACCTCGGAAAGTTAGCCGCCCTCCATTTACAGTTAGATGAACTAATAAGAAAGGAGAAAAGTGCCACTAAAGAAGTCCGCATCCAAGGAAGCAGTGTCCCAGAACATAAGTACTGAGGTTGCTGCCGGAAAACCGCAGAAGCAAGCAGTTGCTATTGCACTCGAGACACAACGCCGTGCCAAGCACGGCAAATTCAGTCACAGTAAGAAATGATGCTCCCCCTACCACGGCGCACATTATGGCTAATGACGATAGACCAAAGATCTGGGCACAACTGCCACATGAAATCTACGAATACTTCTTCAGGAAAATATTTGCAGGCGACCGTGGAATCAAACAGCGACTAATAAATCAGTTTTTCGAAGCGTTACACAATGAATGCAAACGACAGCACATTAAAGCAGAATGGAGTCCCGAGTCAGGGGAAGCCGTCCGTGAAATAATGACCAACCTCACCTTTCATGCACACCGATCCAGACGCGCCCTTAATTCACCTGCTCAGCATCAAGCACAACCCCCTCCTAGTCCAGATGACGGATCAGCAACTGAGGGAGTATGTGATTAAGCTTAGAACCCCTGCCGAGAAACCTAAGCCCAAGGCCAAGGTTTCGACGAAGGAACCTAAGCTATCCATAGCCGCCCGCCGCCAAGCAATCCGGGATGCAATATAAGCGTTACGAGTACGCCGTCCATAACGCTTCAGGACTTATGATTGGTGGTCGCATAACCTTCGTACGTCCTGCCACTATTGAAGAAGCAACTCAACGTGCCGTCGAAGAGTCAGCCAATACCGCCATAAATATGGAAGTACCCTTTGACCCATTTAACGTCAGAGTAGTAGTAAAACCAATCAGTAGAAAATATACCCAAAAATGAAAAACTCCGAAGTTGTAGCCAACGCACAGAAAGTCCTCGAGCTAGCCAAAAAGCAGGGATTCGATAATGCCACTCTCCAGTTCATAGACGAAGACGATAACGTCTACGAATCCGTAGCGGATGCCGCATCCAACTTTACAGCGGACGACGAGGTCGAGCTTACCGTCAACGTAAACCTAACTCTAAGCCTCACGATGGTGATGGTTGGTGATCCCGAAGACGAAGATGCTGAACCCGAAGCAACCTTTCCCTAATGCAGGACGGCCTCTACCAAGTCAAAACTAAATATTTGTGCGCGGGATTCGTGATCTCCAATGGAGCAATCGAGTCCTGCGCCCCCATTCTCCGCAAGAACATCCTGTTCTGGCTTAAATTAAGCAAAAGAATAGAACCAAATGATCGACATAGAACTACCAAACACTGAACTACCACCGCCCACAATATCCAAACCCAGAGAATTCCTCAGACCTCTACCACAAGACGGCCACTACCTCCTAATATTAGATAACAGCGCCCTAGAACACTTCACAAAATGCCCAACTAGCGCCCTTCACTACCTAATCTACCGGCGCGAGGCTCATGCCCGCAATGCCGCCCTAACCTTTGGCGGTGCAATCCATGAGGGCATAAAAGGCTACCTCTTGGGCGAGAGCGCCCAAGAACAAGATCAGCGGATCGTTCAATACTTTACCGAGAATCCCTCACCTCCAGATGAATACCGAACTGTTGGCATGGCGCTACGCGTCATGGCCCACTACCGCATTCAGGATCTAGGCTGGGAAATTCTCGAGGACAACGGTGAACAGCTAATAGAGAAACCGTTCGAGATCCCTCTCGGACGCCTTGACGTTAACACCAAGATTCGCTTGCCCGAATGGCCCGAGCCGCGCCACGTAGAAGCTATCCACGTCGCGTGGTCTGGCCGCATTGATCTAGTTGCCCACGTCAATGGCCATAATCGTGTCGTAGATCACAAAACGACTAGCATCGGCGGTGATCAATACATCCCCGCTTTCCAGCTCGCCCACCAAACCATCGGTTACACCTGGGTAGCTAGGATATTGTGGCCCGAACTAGACATCACCGGATTCTGCTTAGATGGAATCGGTCTACGTCGTGTCCAAGAGGACACGAAAAATCTAATAGCCAAGGGTCCACGTGGCGGTGAAGCCCCATTGACGTTTTTCAAGGCATTCTTCGACTACACCCAAGAACGCTTAGAAAAGTGGGAAGCTAACACGCTCACCATCACCTCGGACCTAGTCCACTGCTTAGTTCGAAATCAGTTCCCCATGTTCACCAACAGTTGTTTTGGGAAATATGGAAAGTGTATGTATCACGATGCATGTACAATCGAGAACGACCAAGTCCGAATGAGATTTCTAAATAGTGATTCCTTCAAACCAGTCACCTGGAACCCAGTATTATGAAGACAATCAAAATGGCTAGGGAGTCATGTCTAGTAGACGATGATGACTTCGAACGGTTGAGTCAATTTGCATGGTGTCTAGTAAATGGTTATGCCAGCAACGTCATACGCGGTAATCATATGTATATGCACCATGCAGTTATAGGCAAACCTCCCTCGGGAATGGAGACTCATCATAAGGATGGAAACAAACTAAACAATCAGAAACACAATCTAGAATTCGTTACTCACGATACAAACCAACATCACGCAAAGAGACACAACAGATTAGGCTATAGAGGATTGAAATTAAACAAAGCTAAGTTCAACGTACAAATAAGAAAGGCCGGAATAACCTATTGTTTAGGTACATACGAAGATGCGGAAGAAGCCGCTAGAGTATACGACAAAAAGGCATTAGAATTATTCGGACCATGCGCGACACTAAATTTCCCATTATGCAAGCAATAACTAACTACCAAAAAGAATCATATTTACGTCTCCTATTACAGGGACCGCCTGGAACAGGCAAGACTACCCTAGCCTGCCACTTCCCCGGTGCCTACATCGCAGACTGCGACATCGGTCTCGGCGGCGCACTCCGCTGGCTCAAACTTAACAACGGATCACTACCCGTAGGCTACGACATAATCGACCGTGACGAATCCGGTGTGGAAGTCCTCCCCATCAACCGTTACCAACGCCTAGGAAAATGTCTCAATGCCGCCCTAAAAGACCCTTCAGTCCAAACCATTGTCATAGACAGCGCCACCAAACTCAGCGACTACATGATTGACGAGGTGCTACGTCAACAAGGCAAAAAAGAGATGAGTATTCCGCTCTGGGGACAATACCTAAACCTGTGGAAGCACTTCATTAGCCAGCTCTCGGCCCAACGCAAGCACTTCGTTCTTGTATGTCATGAGAAAGTTGAAAAGGACGAACTAGAACAAAGCCTGAAATACTTTGTGCTCATCCCCGGCCAAATGCAGAATATCATTGGCAGTCTATTCACTGATGTTTGGAGGTGTGAGGTATCCGGCACTGTCGGCCCAAGTCCTAAGTACACATGGCAAGTCAGGAGTATGCCAGACTATCGCTACCAACTCAAGAACTCACTTGGCCTACCACCACTCTTCGCGTTCGATTGGAAGCTCATTGAGTCCAAGTTAAACGAGAATCAATGACAAAAACAAAACGTCAGTTCCTAATCTTCCATAGCCGAAATCCAAAACTTTGGTATTGGATTGATCACTTCGCTTTAGAGCGTGCGAGAGGCGGATGGGAGCATTATGGCATCAAAAGCGTTGTTGAAGTGGCAAGGTGGCATACCGCCATCCCCACTGAGGGAGATGTCTTTAAAATTCGAAATGACTATACAGCACATTATGCTCGCATGTGGATGTTAAAGCACCCCGAACATAACGGATTCTTCAAGACACACCACATCCCCGATGACGACCTGCCCGATTGCAATGACTACAGTCAACTGAAAGAACTTGAAACATGACCTCTACATTTCTCGTAACCTTAGAAATCGAATCACCAGACGTTATCCCCGATACCGCAATAGATCTAGAAGACGATCTATTAGCCGCAGGACACGACGTTATCACCGTAAAGCCGTGGGCCAGACCAACCCTGGGTGTGGCGGCTCCCGAACCACTGCCCCCACTAGGAGGCATGGCTCCCGAATCACCTCCAAGTCTATTTTAACCCTTTCTACAAAACAGTAGGAAAACAAAAGAAAATACAAACATATGGACACTCAACCGTTGAATATTAACCTCGACCTATCCCAGGTCGTCACCACCATACCGCTAATTGCCGATGGACAAACTCCCCTTGTGCGCCTCAAGAGCATCACACAAGGAGATCGCGATGGCGTTGTGGTATTGAAATGGGAGTTTATACTCGTAACTCCCGCTCAAACACAAGAGGGCACGGAAGTCAGACCCGGCTTTCCGCTGTTCGTCAACTTCGCACTGGACCAAGATTGGCTCGTCCAAAAGATGACTCGATTCATGGACGCCTTGCTAGGTACTGGCGACACAAACAATAGTAAAGGTCGCCCGGCCCGCCCTCGGTTCAATGCTGAAACCGCCGCTCAAATGCTAGGTGGTGAAGCGTACGCCCGTGTTATCGTAACTCGCTCCAAAAAGTCAGACTACGTCGGAAATGATGTTGCTAGTCTGATTCACAAGGACGACTACGAAAAGCACCAACAAGCAGCCTAAACAACCGAATTGGAGGGTAGGAAACTACCCTCCAGTTTTCTTTTATGAATACTATCACCGTAGACATACCCCCAGAAGCCTTAGCAAAAGCTTCCGAAAAAGCCACAACAGACAAAGCCAACTTCCAAGCTAAACGTGCCATAGAACAAGGCAGACCTTTGTCAACTGTTAAGAACTTCCAAGAGACTCCTACCCGCGAGCAAGTCCTAGAAGCCCTCACATTCGTCCGATCCCAGATCGACGGAAAGTCTCTAAGCCACGATTCAGTCATGCTCATGTTTCCGCTCAGCGATTGGCCCTACCACCCCCTTCTTCACAAAGAAGTTGGTATGTGGCACCGTTCATCCGCCTGTTCAGTAGAAGGCTTAATCAGAATATTTTTCGAGGAGCACACAAAATGGCTCAGGAACCGCGTTCCGAATCACAGTGGCCCCATCCCCAAACCCAAATCTCGCACCTGCCCCCACTGCGGAAAACCAATATAACCTAGTGTGCGCGAAGACCTACATATCGGCCTGCACCCCACTAAAAATGCCTTTACGTTCTACGAACCTCGCTACGGAGACACTTACAACGTATTTTTAGACACTCAAAACAACTTCGAGGTAGCCTTTAGATACATAGATGGCCGCAACGACGCCAATAACATCCTGACCTACGACTCGCTCACTGAGCTTCCGACCTACCACCGCCGAATCATTGAAGAGATCATTTGTGAATGGAAACAATAGTTCCCAACGAACTGCCAATCAATAGAGCGGATTACCGCATCGCCATCATAGGTGAAGCGCCGGGCGAGGACGAAGAGAACTACCACCGCCCCTTCGTGGGCGTCTCTGGTAAATTTCTAATGGTGATCCTGCACAACGCAGGCATCGACCGCCACTGTTGTCTAATTGGCAATGTCTGCCAAGTCCGCCCCCCATATAACGATATTGACCAATTCGCCTGGGACAGCCCCGAAATCCAAAATGGACTTGCTAAACTTGCAGACGATATCAACCTATTTGATCCTAACATTTGTGTTTTGTTGGGTAATACACCGCTCCGAGCCGCGTTAGGCTCCAAGCGCAAGATTTCTGATTGGCGCGGCAGCCTCTTCGTCGCCCAACTTCCCGGTCCCTTCCAAGGCCGGAAGTGTATCGCCTCTCTGCACCCCGCATACGTATTACGAGAGTTTTCTGGTTTCCCACTTCTCCGTTTCGACCTACAAAGGGCCAAATCAGAAGGTTACAATCGAAACCTAATCCTACCGCACCGCGATCTAATTATCGATGCGCCCGCCGAATCCCTATGCTTCCTAATGGACTACTGGCCTCCCGGTATCCGCTGTTCCATAGATATAGAAGGTGGCCTGAAAGAGGGCTGGCCGTGCGTCTCAATCGCCAACAGCCCACTGCGCTCCTACACCATCGTTTGGAATCGGTTCAGCGAAGACGAACACATTCGCGTTCTCCGCTCCTTCGCCAACTTAATGTATCGACTAGATGTGCCTAAAGTTCTCCAGAACCAGCTCTACGATAACTTCGTTCTCTCATATGGATATAAGATACCCATACGAAACGTATCGGAGGACACGCTCATCAAGTCCTGGTCAATTTATGCGGAGCTTCCCCGCTCTCTCGCCACACAAGCCTCCGTATGGACCCGCCAGCCGCACTGGAAGGACGATAGCATGTATCATTCTGACGGTGATGGCCTCTATCGCGGCTGCGCGATGGATTCTGCGGTCACCCTCGAAATCTGCAACGCCCAAGACAACGTATTGAGCGGAAAGCCGCTCAATCATTATCGAACCGTCCTAGCTCTCCAGAACATCTTTCTCTACATGGAGCTACGTGGTATAAAATACGACCAGACGAACGTTTCCTCCATGCTAGAGGAAAATGCCGCCAAAATGCTGCCCGTCCGACAGCGGCTTAATGAGCTGGCAGGCAGCGACCTTTTCGGCCCCAAAGGCAGTATTTCCGCCCCACGCCTAATTAATACACTCTACAAAGTTAAAGGCTACCCTCCACAATATGTCAAAGAAGAGGGTAAAAAGACCAAAAAACTCACCTCAGACGTTGAGGCCATCCTAACACTCAAACGACACTTTCCCCATGACCCCTTTCTTTCCGATGTACTGCTTCATCGTCATTTGGAGGGTGTCCGAGAAACCCTTCAGATTACCGGAGATTTGGATGGGCGGGTTAGATGTGGCTATAGTCTTGAAGCGGAAACCGGGCGAGTTAAGTGTTACAAGAGTCCAACTGGGTCTGGGGCTAACCTCCAAACAATACAGAAAGCTCTACGCTCTAATTATGTCGCCGATACCGGCTACGACATGTTCCAAATAGACTTAGAAGGCGCGGATGGATGGACCGTCGCCTGCGAATGTGCTCGCTTAGGCGACACTACCATGCTCGAGGACTACTATGCAGGCATGAAACCCGCCAAAATCATCGCCCTGCTCTATTGGTTTGGTGACGAAATCAATGATATGGATCGCGAAGAGCTGAAGTGGCTCCATGACCGAGTATTTCCCATTGTCAAAGATCTTGCTGGCGACTGGATCTACCTCGGCTCCAAACGAGTCCAGCACGGTAGTTCCTACATGATGGGCATTCCAACGATGGTATTGAATATCCTCAAAGATTCCTTCAAGGAGTCTGGTGTGCCGCTTTACTTAGAGCAAAGCATCGCCAAACGCCTCCAAAACGCTATGTTCAGCCGCTACCCCGGCATCCAATCATGGCACGCATGGGCAGCGACTAAACTAGTCGCTGATGGAGAATTAGACGCAGCCTCCGGCCAGAATCGTATCTTTTTCGGTCGCCGTTTCGGACCAAACATTCACGACACAGTCAAGGAATTTCTGGCGCACCGCCCCCAAGCTAATACCACACACGCAATCAGCTTAGCCGCACTAAACCTCTGGAACGATTCAGAAAATCGCCGCCCAGACGGCTCGCTGATAATAGAGCCGCTACACCAGATTCATGACGCCCTGCTCGGTCAGTATCCCTCCAGAGTACGCCTCTGGGCGCACATGAAACTCCGCTCCTACTTCAAGAACAAGCTAAACATTGCAGGCCGTGATATAATAATTCCCTTTGATGGAGGTTGGGGGCCAAATTGGGGAGCCTGTACCAACAAACTATGACGGACCAAAAACTGACATTTGATTGGATGTATCGGCGTTACGAAATATTTATACCGCTCACAAAATGGCAAATCTACGATTGGGTGAACGAAATTTACTGGCGCACTAAATTTAAAATTCCATACTCAGCAAAACTATGATCTGTCCAAGTTGCAATAAAGACCTCGATGTCCACATACATGTGGGCTACGATAACGTACCTCCAGTCCCTGGAGACGTTATCTTCTGCGCGCGGTGTCACATTCCCCTAATCCTCAACAAAGACCAAACTCTCCGCATCATGTCCGAAGTAGAAATAGCTCTTCTTTCTGATGAAGAACGGGCCGACTTAGATTTCGCCTTGCGCCTACCCAAACTCAAATAAAATGAGCCTACCACAGCACGCATCCACTCGATATGTAAGCAACTTACTAAACAGAGGTCGAAATGACGATTTTAATCTTGTCTCGATCACACAAGAAAATGCCATCCATGACGGTATCGTTGTCGGCAGCTACTATACTATATGCATTCGCCACATTGAGGCTGTTCTTGCAGCCAGCGGCGTAACTCCCTCACAGGCCGCCCGTCGCTGCATGAAAAAATTCGGTGTAACCTTCAGAGAATGAAACAAACATTCGTTCAACAGTTCCGCAGCGGTAATATTGACAAACCAATATCCAGGGAACAAATCGCTAACGCCCTAATCGAAATCGCAAAACAACTTCGCCTCCCAGAACAACCTGACCCAAATCAAAGTTACTGGTATGAAACCAAGGACTTAAGTTTTGACCTTACAGGCATAGGAACATATGACGAAGGTTCGATAAGACTAATTACTAATCTATGATCCCCATGCTCCCAGATGTCTTCGCACCACACAAAGTAATCTATCCCTGCTTAGTGCAGCCCTACATAAAAGGTCCGCGCACCTTATATCAAAATGGCGTATTTTATGGTGCATCACCGCCCGAAACCCTCGGCATCATCCTACGCGACATATTCCCGCCCAAAGTAATGCTGGACGGCGTATTCACCAACGCCTTTCACGTTTTCGATGTGGTAAGTTACAAGGTGCCCTTCAAGGACCGCTTCGATACAGTCTATCAAGTCCTAAACGACACTACCAAATACCAGCACGGCGTCATTCCGGTAATTACCCGTAAAGTATTTGACGAAGAGCAGGCTGAAGATCAATTCACCTTCTGGAAAAGCGAAGGCCACCCCGGTATGATCTACCGCCTCGGCAACTGCTCCTACACCAAACCCTCACCCAAAAACAAGTTCAACCGTTGCAAACAACTACTACTCAGAATATGCGAGAATTCCACCCCTACACCTACAAATACGAAGGCGACAGAGTAAAGATACCGATCCACCCCGCAGACGAATCACGCGGCTACGTCTCTGGCACTGTCATCCACCGCGCGCCTTCAGACGAATTAATTGTTCAGTGGGACGAAAAACTTCCCTATCTGCCCAATCCCAGTCCCATCTTCCCCGCAATCCTTATCTAATGCACTGGAACGACTTCTTCGCAGGCGTTATAGCGGGCTGGATCACATCCTTAGCAATCACGGTATTCTTCCTCTACTGCAAACTGAAATCTTATGAAGACGACGACGAATAGCATCGATGACATGATGCAGCTCCTCCGCACCCTCAAAACTTCACAAGTCCGCAAACAACTAGAACATGACTCTAAAACCAAACCCCTCCGCTACTGGGACTCCAACATAGAAGAGTGGATTCCGCGGTCAGCTATCATTCACGGGTTCCTCTATGACGCAAAAGAGCAGCTGTGAATTTCATAGACAGGTTCCTCCAGTATACTAGCGGAACCGAAGTCCCAGATGCTTTCTACGTCTGGGCTGGCTATGCCACAGTCTCCTCCGCCATCGGTCGTCGAGTGTGGTTTAACCTCGGCTCCATGACCTACTATCCCAACCTCTATATAATGTTGGTTGGAGATGCTGGTAGCGGAAAAAGCACGGCTATAAGCCGCGCTAGATCTATCCTTGAGCCAATCAACGAGGAAATTCTATCGAAATCTATAGAAACACCAGAAGGTTTATGGCGATTTATGGGCGGCGACCCAAAAGCGGACCCGCCCGTTCCCAGCACCGTCGCCACACCAATCAAATGCCCTGACGGTTTCGAGCGTATCAGCCACCCATTCACCATCTTCGCCAACGAGTTCGTAAACTTTATTAGCAAAGACCCAATCGGCTGGATCAGCGCCATGAACGACATCTATGAAGGAAAAACGTACGGATACCGCACCAAAAATCGAGGCACCGATGACCTAAGTGATCCATATTTAGTAATTTTGGGCGCACTCACCACTGACATCTCGACCTCCATGCAAAAGGACGAAATTATCAAGTCTGGCTTCGCCAGAAGGACAATTTTTCAGTTTGGAGAACGCAAATACCATGAGCCGCACGCGATCCCCGGTTATGTTAACGAGGAGCAGCGCCAGCAGTTGATCACTGCTGCCCAAGAACTCACCAAACTCTCAGGGGAGGTCACTTGGTCGCCCGAAACTCAAGTGTGGTGGACCGAATGGTATAGCCAACACAATGAAGCCATCCCCAATGCCGTTCCCTACCTCAAAAATTGGCTGCACTCCAAACCCTCTCAAGTTCTAAAGGTAGCCATGCTCACCGCACTCGCGGAAAACCCCCCATCTCTGGTTATCACCAGAGACCACCTACAAATCGCCATCGACAGAATCTCCTTGTGCGAAAAAGACCTCTACAAGATCTTTGGTGGTGTGGGCCGCAACGAACTGGCAGAGGTCACCGTCCGCATCCTAGACTTCATCCTAAAGCAGCCGGTCCCTATATCCCTACCTAAGCTTAACAAGCTGTTTTGGAAAGACTGCAAGCCGCCCTATGACATGGACGCCTGCATCAAATACCTAGTTGATTCTGAACAAGTCGTTCGTTCCGTCTACACCGAAGGCGTCGGAAACAACCAGCGAATAACTACGATCCTCGCCTCCCCAGAGGCTATGGCAGAATTTGTGCAACGGATGTCGCCTCCTCAGGGCTAGCTGCCAGCTGCTTAACTTTCTTGACTTTGCCCATCCTGCGCTCCGCCTCCCTATATACCTCTTCTTTAGTAAGTTCAGGATTCTCGGCCCACACCTGATCTCTCGTCCGATACATTTCCCAATCCTTCTTCCTGATTGGTATACCTAACCGGCGCAGTGCATTATCTCTAAACACCTGTTGCTCCTCTAATGTCGGCAGTCCGTAATTTACTGGCAACATCCTCGCGATCTGCGTATCGTTCTTGTTGAGCTGTCTCCTCAAGTCCCTGGGAAAGTGCTGCTCCATCGCCGCCTCCACCGCTTTCCGGCCCCCCGCAAAAATGTCATAATTAGGATCTTGTGCCGCCCTCTCTTTAAGCTTTTCAACCGCCGTACTAAAGTTTTGATCCAAGACATTCTGTCCTAGATCCTGATTAAACTTAGCGTCCATTCTGCGGTGCTCGTTCTCGCTGGCCTTCTTAATGCGGTTCATTTCGTAATAGTCTGTGAGTCGTGTGGGCTGAAATCCCAGCACCTGGCCCGTCAGCTCACCCCACGTCCTATCGCCTCCCGCAATCGGTTTCCCGTTATAATCTATAACTTTCCCATCTCCCCTTATCGCATCAATAATCTTCTTGACCGCAGGCGGCATCATATCCTTCGCCCCACCCAAAAAGTCCTTATTTATCATCTTCTGTCCGCCCTGTGCAAACTTAGTCAGGATCTGCACCGGAGCACTATGCAGCATATCGGGCTGAAATCCATTAATCTCACTTACCCCAGGCACCGTGTTCCCCATACTAAGGCGGCTTTGAAAGTCCCATCCGAACATACTAGGCACACCGTTCAGCGCCAAGTCCGATAGAATCGTGTTGTGTTCGTCGTCCTCACCGAACAGTTTTTGCGTAAGTGACCTGATATTCTTTTGTAACTCTAGGCCGGGAAATCCTAGCTCCAACATTGCCACCGCACTAGACGCGAACGGCACCCCCAGCACCCCTGCCAACCCGGCCTGTACTGCAAATAGCTGTGCAGTTGCCTTCCTTGCATTCCATTTTTCAGCCGGTGTAAAGCCTGAACCCGGTGAACCCTGCTTAATCAACTTAACGATCTGCCCCACCGTCCCGATATTAAATGATTGTAGCGAATTCATCACCATCGCCGCAGACTTAGGCATCATATTGAACGCCAAAATCGGTCTATTGGCCTTGCCGCCCACATCGTTCACCGCCCAGTTAAACTCCTCCGCTTTCCTGTACGCCTCCTCCTTGGACAAACCAGTAGACCTATAATGATCGAACGCCGAGATCATTGCACTCTGCGTATTAACATTCTCCACTGCCCGATACGCCAGCATCACAGTATCGTTGAATCGATGTAGTAAACTATCGCTTCTCTGAGCGATGGACTGTGGCCTCCCGTGATTCAGCGCCCACTGCATCTTCAGCGTAATATCATTTTCCCGCTCCCCCACCGTATCATACGCCGATCCGGTCTTGTCCTGCTCATACTTATTGATGAGCCACTCATGGTCCGGACTACGCCATTTTGATTTATCAAAATACGCTTCCCCCACTTCGCGCACCGCATCAATTACCCGCTTAAACGAGTCAATCGGCTTCCCCGTAATCCTCGTCATCTCGGCCGCGCCCCGCGTGAACATCTGCGTACCGTTCGCAATCGCACTCGCTATATTACCACCCAAATACCAAGTCGAGGCCAACCTAGACATGTGCCTCCCGAACTCTGGATCAGGCACCAGCATATTCTCGGAGTGCATCGTAATCATGCGCTGCAAATCCGGCCTTTGCATGTACTCTGGACTCGCCAGCAAAAACTTAGTCTGCGCCTTGTACAGTGCCCTCGACCAATACGCCGCATTCTTCTTGCTTCCACTAAGATGGTTATCGATCCACATTGTCGGCTCACGCGCCCCGCCTGCCACCTTAGCTCTATAATTCACCCGCGTATCGCCATCTGAGTCATTTCGCCTAATATTGACAATTTCATCGCCCAGCCCCTGTGCTGCTGCCCGCGTATCTACCCTAGTGAAGTACTCCCGCCCGTTCTTCTTGTACGTCACGTCCCACTTACCATACATTTCCTGCGTAACTTGAGCAGGATTGTTCTCAAAGTGTTCTCTCTCCTCACTTATTTGCTGGAGTTGCTCTACAAAATGATCCTGAAGTTCCCCAATCTTATTGAAGTCTACATCAGCGATCTTTTGCAGTGCCAACTGGCCCTGCTGAGCGACCTCTGGATTTGTCGGATCTTTCATCATCCGCAACACCGCATCCGCCAACACAACATTCTGGTTAGCCTTCAATCCCATCGCCGGACTAAGTATCCGCGCCCCCTCCACCACCGCAATGCTCTCCATTTTCTCCAGCTGCTGGGCGGCATTAACCGCATTCGATGAAACCACCCTATTCATCAGCGCAGTAACATTCGCTTTCTGCTCCTCACTGAGTCCCTTCAGCGCCTTAGCAACCGCCGGATCATCGGGCGAAAGCATAACCACGTTATTAGTGGCTTGTCCCCGCTTCATATTCACATCGATCCACTTATCCAACGCGCTCTTAACCGCAGGACTCTTCAACGAGTCCACGTACCTATTCGTCCAGTTACCCTCATCGTCTATCCAGAACGTTTTCATCGTCTCCCGCTCCATCTTCTTGATATTCGCCTCAAGTTGATGTGACTTCGACGCATACTCAGCAGCCTCTGGGCTCTTCCCGGCCTCATAATTCAACGTTTTGAAATAATCTTTAGCAAACTGGATCGAATCCTTCACCACCGAAAACGGATCTGACAAAATGTTATTGTACACCTTCTGCATGAACGTCGCCGGTGCCAGCGAACTCATTCCATCCGCCGCAGCAGCTGCTCGCGAGCGTCCCTCACCATTCTTCAGTATCTCCTTAACCGCACTCAACGGTCCCTCTACCGGCACGTCCCCCACTGGTACATCCGCCTTGTTATCTTTATGGTTCGCAGCATTCAGTACATCCAGCGTTTGTTGATGATCCCTGGCCTTAGCATAAAGGTAGTCTGCTATCTCAGTTGGAATTTGATCCAACGTCTCATGGTCGAGCGATTCGTCGCCCCGCACCATAGCATTATAAAATTCGTCGATATTCGGGTGGCCTGATTCGTCCAGCGCCAACTTCAGCCACTCTGACATCTTAGGATCAGCGGTCAGCGCCGTCTGCATCTCACCCTGTGCCTTAGTAACCTCTGGCTGCACCGGATTACTTTTCAGCAAATCCTCAGTCAACATGTCACCGCGCCCAGATAAAGCCACCGCCCTATCAGTCTGTGCCTTAGCCTGCTCCGCCGACACACCCGTGCTCTTCAAGTATCGCTCCCCATACTCCTGGAGATCCATCGTTCCATAAGTACTTTTTGCTACTTGATCATACAAGTCGTGTATATGTTCCTGATTTAGAAATGCACCCACATCCTCGGGCTGCATATCGTACTTCATCGCCAAACCCCTCTTACCAGACTGCATCCACGTCAAAAACTTCTGCTTATCCTCACTCGATAGTGTCGAAGCTTCCGCAAGTCGCATTGCACTCTCGTTCAATCTATCCTTCAGTGGTGCATTCTCCCTGGTCATCGGAGCATTAGCAATCCCCCGCATCCGATCATAATCAGAAAGATCACCCGGCTTGTGCAGTTCAGCTATCCTAGCAGATAATTCTTTCTGTCTCGCACTAGCAGCCTGAGCCGTTACATCATCCTTAGCTGCGGTTGCAGCCTCAAACTCAGCCTGTCGCTGAGCATACTCACTAACCAGTGACCCCAACTCCTGCCCTTGATCCTTAGCCTTGGCTAGCTGTCTAGTGCGCTCCAGTTCACTACTCGCGGCATCCCTAATCCCACCCAATTTCAACTCAATCGTACGAGCAGAAAGCATCTTATCATCGAGCGCAGGCAATCCATACGACTGCCTAGCGTGATTCAGCTCAATAATTCCTTGCTGCAACTCCGCATTAGACTTAGCCGCAGTCAGCTTCTGCTGTGCAATATTGAGTTTGGCCTCAGGATCAAACCTGCCCTCGGCAGTAGGCAAGAACTCAGAATGGTACCCCTCAGGTACATTATAAGTTCCATCTCCCGCTAACGGCGGCTCATGCTCTGTACTATATCCAATCTGCTTCCCGGCCAAGTCCCCATTCGCTGGATTGTCGTCCAGTTGAATCCTCCTGAACTTTAACTCAGGGTCATACGCCACCTCGGTCCCCGTAACAGCCCTCCTCGCAGTTGTCGGGTCAATATTCGCACCCAAGATATTGCCCGTCGCATAACCCTGCTGCTTGACAAGTTTTTCTTCCTCATCAAGCATCTTTTGGCGTTCCTCCTCAGAAAACGACGTTCCCTCATCTGTCGCCGCTCGCTGCCGTGCCCTAAGTTCGTTAATGCGAGTATTCCTCGCGAGCAATTCTTCAGGCGTCCCATACGTCGTATCAGGAACACCCTCAACTGGAGTCTTCGCCGCCGCCTCCTCTAACGCCGTTTTCTGTGCCTGAGCGTCTTCCGTTAGCTTAATAGTTGTCCTAGTCTCTTCTACGTGTCTACGTGCCGCTTCTCCACCAAACCCGGCCAAACCATGTCTAGCTAGCGACGCTCCAGCAAACGGAGCCTGACCCAATGTCAAATTAAGTAATTGCTCCGTTGGAGAAAAGTGATAGTCTTGACCAGAGTATAGCGCACCGGCCAAATTACCAGCCTCCCCCAATGCCGCTGCCCCCACCTGCTCGGCACCATATGCACCCAACGCCTGCCCAAATGTTGTCGGAACTCGTTCTTTAACTATTGTCGGTAACGCGCCCTGCTGAAGTTTGGCAAGCATCTCATCCACAGTTGTGCCGCCACCCTTTAATAATGCGCCTTCTACTGCTTCTGCACCCATTCCCTTCAGTGCAGCCTGCCTCGCCAAACTACCTGCGGCAGGCATCAAACCCGCCGTTCCCGCAGCAATTAGTCCGGCTGCCGGACTATCTGACTCAGTATACGCCTCCGTGCCCGCACTCGCTGCCATCGTCAACGGTGCCAACGGCTGCAACCCCGGTATAGCGAGCGGAATCATACTAGCAGCCATTCTCGGCAAACCGCGCCCGATCCGCTCCCCAGCCTCTGCATTCCCAACCAACTCCCCTACTCCACTACCAATCGCCCCGCCAAGTTGTGGAAGGCCAGTCATCTCCAACAACCGATCCACGTCCACTGATCGTCGCTTAATCCAATTATCATGCAGACCGGCGGCATAATCCTCGGTGTCCGTCTGCGCGTTCATCTTCGCTGACCAATCGGGCAACGAATCAGTTACGACGCCCGCATCATACAGTGCGTCGTAAGCGTCTTTAACGTGTCGGTAGTCGTAGGGCATTACATGTACGTTCTATTCATCGAGTAAATCTGATTCTGTCGAATCAACTCTGCCGGATCAAACTCACCCGCATTCGCCCTCTGCGCCGCCGGAACCCCTGCCAATGCCTGAGCGCGTTCTGGACTAATATTTCGTCTATTCCTCAATATCTGGTTCTGCGCCGTATTGCCCTGACTCGCCAAAATCTCCTCCGGTGTGTAAATATCCGCCGCCCTATGCCCCTCGAACTGCCCGCCCTTTGCCCACGGACTTGTATCCAACTCCGCCTGCCTCTGCTCCTGTGCAAACCGTACTGGATCTTGTGCCTGCGCCTGCGCCTGATACGCTTGTAGTTGTTTGGCCGGATTCTGTCTAATATCGTTCGCCATTTGCTCCCGCTGGAAGTCAAGGTACATTTGCAACTGTCGATCAGAACCTTGCCCACCAACCGGAGCCTCAGACTCTGGCCTAAACATATTCGACAGTAACTGCTGTTGGTTATCCAGCGTCAGTGTCGGCGCATTTCCAGTGTAAAAATCGTTTTGCTTAGTTGCAGTCTGCACTGGACCCGGTGCTGGACCCCTTTGCTGCTGTGCGTACCAATCGCTGAAGTTCTGCGGCTCCGGCTTCCCGTAAAGTCTTCGCCTTGTCTTCGCGCTTATTGAGCTTACTCCCTCCTTCGGCCCTGTACTTCTATCATAACTTGCCATAACTTATCCTTTCTGTTTAATTATTAGCCGGGATGCGGCTGAAATACGCCTTGCACCGGAAATGGATACCCTGAACCAGTTGGCATCGGAATATCCGTATTGCCGCCACCCATTCTAAGCCTCTTCAGCAGATCATCCACCATCAAATCCATTTGAGGCCGAACGTACGGTTCCGGTATTAAATGCAGATCCGGCAATCCCTGCCTACTAAATGCCGCCGCTGGCTGATACTGATCAGTTGACTCCGGTATCAAATTGAACTGCTCCCTTGGCATATTAAGTCCCGGTGCAATAGACTCAGTACTCGCCCTAGGCATATTAACCGGCGTCGGAGGAGCAGATACGACAGGAGGTGCTACCATCGATCTATCTACAACTAGCTGTTCAGGTATCGGCTTGTTACTACTCAATCTGATCAAATCCTCCACACTCCCAGGAAACTTACCATAATCCCGCGCATCAACGGATGGCGCTATCGGCGGAACTATACGCACCCCCTTCTCACTAAAAATGTCGCTACCAACAGGAGCCGTTGGCGCACTCAGCGGAAGCCGTCCTTCGCCCGGTGCAGCCGTTGGTGCGCCCGGTTGTGCAACTTGCACCTGCGACCGTTTCAGAATCTCATCAAAAACATCCGGTGGTACTCCTAACGAACCCGGTGCTTTATTGAACGCTGCCTTCTCTTTCGGAGTCGCCTTCTGATACTTTTCCAGTCCCGTAGCAACATTCTGCTCAAATATCGCTTTTTTGGCCGCTGTACTCTTCTCTTTGTAACCCGGCATCGCAGCCTCTGCTAATATTTCATACTGCGGAGTACCCTCCTTCAAATTACCGTGTTCGACCGCATTCTTAAATACCTCTACGGCAGCATCTCGATCCGCCTTACTTTTAAGATAATCCAACTGTCCTGTTTGATACTTTTCTAGGGCTGCTTGTTTCGCCGCCTCATCTATCCGCTGCTGAGCGGCGTTGGTTGCCGCAGCTGTTCTCGCTTCAGCCTCAGACTTATAATTCGCCTCCGCAGCTTTCTGTTTCAACTCCTCAATACTAAGTTGACCCGATTGATACTTTTCCGCCCAAGCTTGCTTCTGCGCCTCCAATGCCTGATCCTGCGGCGACGTTCCTTTTCCATACCCCATCAACGCCATTGCCATTGCGGTGTCCTCCTTATTATCCCCGCCGCCCCCACGCAAAAAATCAATTGGACTAATCTGAAACCCCCGTCTTTCACCACCAATATATCCTCGTCTAGCCATAATTAACGTCCTCCAAAGTAGTCATACTGGAACTTTGGTCCCGGCGATGTTCTCTCCCTCAACGATTGCTGCGGAAACGGGTCAGTAGGTTGACCCTGCCTAGTCCCGCCACCACCGCCCCACATTCTAGCCAACACCGCCGGATTAGCCCCACCCAATGCAGTCGATAGTCCCGGCCCGAATATACTTTTGCCAATCTCAGCTTGCGACATTCCGCCACCCTGCTCGCCGGGCATTATAGGATCATCGGCGTACGCCTTTAAAATGACCGGCGGTCGTCTATTCTCCGCCATCGCCTTCTTCTGCTGCTGCTCAGACCACGTTCCCAACTGCTGTTGATTCATGCTCCGTGGAGCCCACAAAATCGGACCCTTACCCGCAGTATAAGTATACTGTGCACCCATCCCCGATGATTGATTCGCCAAGTTCACCGGCTCCGTCGCAGACGTAGATCCTCCCGTATTCCATCCCTGATTCCCCCTAGACTGCGCCGCCCTAGCGTTATTCATCGCCGCCGCCCTAGCCCACCTATCCGCCGAAGCCTGCTTGAGTTTTTCCTGTGCTGTAAGAGCCTCCGTAATACCCGCCCAATCCACATAATTTGGCATCGCCACCGTTGTCTCCGGTGTCACCATTCCCGGAATCTGCGCCTGTGCCGCCGGAATATCCCCAAACAACTTCTGCGGCGCTTGAGTACCCGTCATCAGCCCCGGTGGTAATGCCGGTGTACTAAAAGTTCCAAATGCCATAATCTCACTCCTTCACAGTTGGCCCCTCAACAATTGTCTCGGGTGTTAAATAAGAACCACCAATCGTCGCCATTCCACCAGCCGCATAATATACCGACCCATCCGGCGGAACCTCCTTCACAAAAAACGTATCCTTCGGCCCCAATGGATCAGCCAAACACTTATCCATCGCCTCCTGCGGGTCAGCCGCCACCACTTCCGGCCTATTCAACGTCACAAAATACGTTGGCATAACCTAAACCGGCGGCGGCGGAATCAACGGCGGCTGGGGTTGCGGTGTCATTGGTTGCCACATTCTCTGCAACAGCTCCTGCGGCACCGAGTAATAACTCCCGCCCTCCGGTGCCTGCTGCCCCTCTTGCGGCACCAACTGCGCCACACCACCCCACGGAATCGCCTGCTTCGGTTGCGGCTCCAACTCAAACGGATTTACTTGTTGCTCAGCCATAATATTACTTCCACATTTTGCTCAACACATCGGGACTTAACGAATATGAACTCCCTTGAATTCCCTGCCTAACGTTCGCCGGAATCTTATTCTGCAACTGCGAAAACGCCCCAAACTGCGGACTCCCAGCAGTCGCCCCCTGCATAACCGCCTTCGCCACATCCGGGTTCCCCAGCATTCCCTCATTAATTTCCTGCCAAGCGCCACCCTTCGTTGGACTCCAAAACGCCGACCCTGGATACTGACTGCTCCACGTTGTCGCCCCCGCCTCAGTAGATGGTGCAAACCCCTTAATATTAGCCTGCCTCCGCAACGGATCTTCCGCGCTATGATAACCCCCCGTCTTCGGGTCATACTCATTCAGCATGTAATTCGTTCCAGAATAATTATTCGCGGCGTTCTGCTGCTTCGCCCAAGCATTACTCTCATTAATCGCCTGCTCTGTCGATTTCCTAGCCATAACCTCACCTCCACATCTTACTTAGCACATCTGGACTCAACGAATACGAACTCCCTGCTCCTGTACCAACCGGTGGCGCACCCGGCACTATCGACTCCGCCTGTCCAGTCTGCATATTCATCCTCGGCAACGGATTCCCACTCGCATCCATCGGCCAATTCGTCGCCCCCGGATACTGAGCCTGCTGCTCAAAAGTTCCCAATCCACCTTTCTGCAAATACTCATCCTTCATCGCACCCGCACCCCAATTCCTCGGGTTCAGCGGATCGATATAATTGGTTGGTGTATTCTCATAGCTCTTCGACAAATGCATCAACTGATCAAAACCAGAACTCCACGGTCCCTGACTTCTCGTCAATCCAGGGTTATACTTCTGATACAATTCCTGAGCCAACGGGTCTTTATACCCCGCCTTCCCCGCATACTGATACGGATTTGTCTTCGCCTCCGTCGTCGCTGATGTAACTCCACTCGCAATCTGTTTCTGCGGGTCTATCGATGCTATTGCCATAAACTCTCCTTACGGTTTAGTTGTTGTGTCTGCCGCCCTCGAACTAAAATCACTCAACGCGAACGGGCTATCCCTCCTCGGCGGCACCAGCTTCCCGGTCATGTCAGGCACCTCGGGCATCTTACTCATCGCCCCCGGCCTGAAACTCCTGCTATCATCCTGTTGTTGTTCATCATTCCCATTCATGCCAGTACCACATACGAAGTTTTCCTAATCCACATGTTCTTGTACCTACTCGTCACACTCGACAGCACCTGCTCCGTTCCCACCGCCGCCAAATACTGACTCGCCGTTGGAGTAGTCGCACTCACCGAAAATCTATCATTCGTATTCCCATAATACGAATCCGATGCATATTGCACCCCTGCATTGCTTATCGCATCGCACAGCACATTCTGTAAATTGATCGAATACGAGATTCCCTTGAACATAATGTCCGTAGGTCGCCACTGATACGGCGTATATCCATTAATGAACGCCCAAAAGAATTCCGTCTGAATCCTAATCTGCGTCGGGATCGTTATCGGCGTCCTGATCCCCGCTACCCACTGTGGCTCATGCCGAGTCGTCGTCGCCAACGTCACCAGCGCAAAGCTCAACCCGTACAAAATCCCCGGAAACGTGATCGTCTGCGTCGTATACGTATTAAAAGTCGCCGGAGTACTCGAAACCGTTTCAATCCTCCTAAGCTTATGAACTGCATCAATGGGCTTCTCTTCCCAATCAACTACGCCCGTCGCCGCAGGTGTATACACATCACCCGCCGCAACAATTGACTGATACGTCAATACCTCCTGCTGCAAATCCGCATCAAGACTCCTGGTCAAAATAATTGGAAACACTGCCGGACCCTGAGCGTGTGTCTTCCACGTCTCTTGCAGCGCGTTGGTCCCATCAATTGGTTTAACACTCGCATCGGTCATCCCAAACGCCTGTACGATCACCGTATTGGCCGGAACGATCTTCTGCTCCAAATCCAACGTCGCCCCATTCCACTGCGGATCAATCTTCTGACCCACCAGCACTGCCGGTGTCGTCAAATCCCTACTCTGCACACTAACCGTCTTCGCCCCAACTTTCTTCTGCTCCTCCCTCCTCACCGTCTCCCCAGCGCCGAGAGTTGGA